CCATTGGTCTTAATTTGACTAACGTACTTGTACTTACTATAAATGAACAATATAGATTTGCTTATGCACGTTTACCTCATGACAACCTGAGTGAGGAGGTTTGGTCACCTAAATTTTTCGTGTCTCTGAGTATTTTCTTGAGGTTATCAATAGTTGTTTTATCGATCGGATTGAGATGATTTAGTCTTAGTTTGTTTAGCCCGTTGAGGTTAGTCCCTATCCCCACTAAAATTATGAATTCTATTTATTTCGAGGAATCAAATTTGAACGACCAGGGGTTCTGGCTTGCACTTTTTGTAGTGCTTGCTTCAGTTTTTTACCTTTTCAAGAATTTTGTGCTTGAGTCCCAGACTGGTTATGGCCAGTCTAAATGGGAATCGCGTAAGAAGAATGAAAAGAAGGCACATGATCGTAAAGATCGTGCGCGGCGAGAGAAGGAGGCTCGCATTCAAGAGACTAAGGATAAGAAACGCATTCGTGATGCGAATCAAGTCCTTAAGTCTCAATTTGGCATTAAAGATGCATTGAATTTCACGTTGGACGCACCTGATTGGGTACTAGATACTTTTGGTACTTATTGGTTGATGCTCCGTGATATCGCATCTGAATTCAACTTTTCTTTGCCTGACATTTCTTTTCCTGATTTTGGAAAATATTGGGCTTTGTTTAAGGAAAGTGAAGTATTTGCTGAATTTTATTACCTCCTTCGTATGATGATCACATTGGGATTTTTGAAGAAAATTGATATTTCTTTTCGAGGAATGTCTTTGTTCGTTTCTGAGCCCTTGAAGCAACAGGTTACTGTTGTTCAATTGGTTGAGAAAATTGTGCTCTTTTGTAAGTTGCTCATTTCTAAAGTTGCTCTTGTTTTTGAGACTGGAAACGTTGATTTGTTTTTCCAATCTGAAGTAAAGAGTGCTTATGATGATGAGTTCACTTTTATCAAATCCCAGAAGGCTCGTATCGATGTTGGCCGAAAGGCCGAAATTGATGATGAGTCATATGATCGTCGTGTTCATGAGTGCATTGAGACCACTTTGTCACTTTTGAACACATGCAAGACTGGCGAGAGAGCTTACTACTCTAGTCGTCTTGCACTTTTGCGTGAAATCCAGACTTCCCGCACCTTATCCAAAAAGGAAGGTATCCGTGAGAAACCTTATGGAATGCTTCTTTTTGGGAGTTCTGGTGTTGGAAAGTCTGCGATCGCTAATGCTTTGACGCGTTTTGTTCTTCAATCCAACGGATTCGATTACAGTCCTCGAGCTGTGACGTCGTTAAATATGGAGGACAAGTATCAATCGGAATTTGCTACCCATCACAAGGGTGTTATTTTTGATGATATTTGCAATACTGCATTAGATCGCACGGATGGATCGCCCACGTTGCCCGTTATTATGTTTTTGAACAACATGACAATGGCTGCTTTGAATGCCAATGCTGACATGAAAGGTAAAGTGATGATTGAACCGATGGTGGTTACTGCAACCACCAACGTTAAGGACTTGCTGTCTAATCAGTTATCAAATGAGCCTCTTTCTATCAATCGTCGTTTCGAGGTTACTATTACTCAGAAAGTCAAACCTGAGTTTTGCAAGCCTGGATCTACGATGTTGGACAGTTCAAAGATTGCCCATATGTCTGGAGATCAATTTCCTGATTATGCCACTTTTACTGTTGAAGAGCCCCGTTACAGGACCAACAACACGAATGATAAATTTAAGTCAGGAAAGACACAACACATTGTCTTTGTTCCTCGTGAATTCGAGGGCAAGCCTTTGGTTGATATTGATATCAAGACATTGTTGCGCTTTCTGAAGGAGGACTCTGAGAAGCATTTTGCTCATCAAAAATCTTTCGTTCAGTCACAGCGTGATTTGGCCGATATGCCTTTGTGCGAATGTGGATTGCCTGTTGGCATGTGTGAGTCATGTCCTTTGGACTCACAGGCAGGTATTCCCAATGTTAGTGAGGTAGTTGAGTATCTCACTGCTTTGGAAATTCGTGTTGTTGCATGGTTGAATGCTTTGTTGCAAGCTCTTATTGTGTCCCGCTTTGGATCGGCTATTGTTGCCTACCTTATGCGTGATAAATTGAAGAGTATTGTCATGAACAGCATTGGTTATTATCTGATTTGTGTTATTATTACACTGGGATATGATGCCGTCATGCATGTGCGTGGATCTTGGATGATCCTTGCTTTCACAATCTTGTATTCGTTATATGTTGCCGTTCGCTTTTACCTGGTCCGTCGTTCTGTCATTAAGAAGTTTGCTAATATTCCTTTGCCGTCCAAGTTCATTCGTGAAATGAGCTGGAGTGCGAAGTTGAAAATTATGTACTTCTTGATGTCGCTTGGAATTTGGAAGATTTTGGTTGAGCTGGCTAGGAAGTGGAAGACATTACCCACTCCTCAAGCTTCAGCTCCCATCACTTTGAAACCAGATGCTAAGCCGTGGCAGAACGAAACTGAGTTTTGGGACTCTCACGCTCGGGAACGCCAGTACCTGATTGGAGATGCTGGTGTGAGTGAAAAGTCTCGCACTATTTCGTGCGAAAATTTCACCACGTTGATTGGAAAAAGATTGATGACTGTGCAAAAATCAACTGGTGAATTTTGCAATGTTGTGCCATTGAAGAGCAATGTTTTGCTGCTGCCCAACCATATGGTTACGTCTCATACTGAGTATGTTACTCTGATGAAAGTCGGAGGACACACTTTTGAGAAAATGCCATTGGATAATAAAGTTGCGATTAGGATTCCTGGAACCGATTTTGCAGTTTGGTACTGCCCTGGTGCAGGTTTGCATCGAGACATTGTTGAATATTACCCTAAAGATATTGATGAAGGGAAGAAGGTAACAGCTTTCACTATTTACAACAATGATGGTCAACTGGTTCGGTATCCGAATATGACTGCTATCAGGTCACTGGTAGCCACAACCGCTGGAGGTTTGTTCCAGGGATACAAATACAGCTTCCCTGAGGAAACCTTTGGTGGTTTGTGCATGGCAACTTTGGTTGGACAAGTTAATGGCATGCCATTTATTGCTGGACATCATTTGGGAGGAAGAGGATTGCATGGTGCAGCTGGAGTGTTGACTCGCAAGCAGCTGTACCAAGCTATTGATTCTCTTTCGAAGAGACCAGGTATTCTGGTTTCTCATTCTGCCACTCCTTTGCAGACCAAATGTATGGAGATAGAGTTTGGACCTTTGACTAATCCTCATGACAAATGCCCAACAAAAGACTTGGAAAACAATGCCAAGATCCGTATTCATGGAGGCCACAATATGTCTAGTGGCGTTGCACGCAAGAGCGCAGTTGTCACTTCTGTGATTTCGTCAGCTGTTTCGGAAATTATGAATATTGAAAAGATTCATGATAAACCCAAGCAGATGGATGCTCGAAGGCACAAGGTTGTCGATATGGAGGGTAAAGTTGACACTGCCACCAAGTTCGATTCTGCCTTGTTGCAAAAGGCTGTGATTGACTATGAAACGCGTTTGACCATGATTCCTGAGGAAGAGTTGGCCAAGCTCGGAAAGATTAGTGATGATGCCAACCTTGCGGGCATGGATGGAGTTATCGGCGTGAACGCGATGAACTTTTCTACCTCAGTTGGTTTTCCCGGCAAGGGCCCCAAAACACAGTATGTGGAAAAGTCTGATCGCAAGGTTGAGGGTATATCGTGCCCTCGTGATGTGGACCCAATGATTCTGGATGAAGTTCGAAAAATGGAAGAAAGATTGTTGACGGGAGAGTCAATAAACGCCATTTTTAAAGCTTCATTGAAGGATGAGCCTATTAAAATGACTAAGGACAAGGTGCGAGTATTTGCTGCTGCAAATTTTGCCTTTGTTTTCTTGGTGCGCAAGTATTACCTAACTCTTGCTGCTTTGGTGCAGAGGAACAAGCTTGTCACTGAGTGTGCTGTTGGTACTGTCGTCCAATCACCTGAATGGACGGA